CTAGATACATAGTAGGTGTCATCGTTAAACTTGTTTGGCTCATCTTCGGATGCAACATGCATCTCGTAGTATATTTCTGCAACAGCTTTTCGAGTTTTTTCTGCACTTCTACCGTTAGTAATATCGAAATCTTTAAACTCCGAGTACAAACTGAATCTATGTAGATTATCTGGAAGTTTAAACCAGTCTCTAAGAGCTTGAGTAAGAACCTCATTTTCATCTTCACCAGGATAGATAGGGTGTGTCTTTAGAGGACCCATGCGTTTATCTACAATTTGAACGCTTCTTAGGTTATCTCCAGAATCAACAATTCTGGCAGAAATATCAGATCTTGAACCCTGTCCAGCCCAAAAACCATTGTCATTAAACTTTGGAGTGGTAAAGTCTCCAGGATAAGTGTCCTGTAGGAACTGTGCAATGATTGCATCAGCTTTCTTGATCATGTCAGAACCTGGGCCGAAGTAATCGTACTGGAAACGTTCTGATGGGTCTAGCTTAGAATACATCTCTCTTTGGTAGTCCGGAACGTTGGCAATGTTAGGGTTAAACAGCGGGTCTAAAGCTTCTAGATATTTAATAGCATGGACCTGGTCTTCAACCTGCTCCCAGTTAAAGAATGGAACCTGAGTGTCCATAGTGAAGTCACTATTGCCGTCACGTTCGGTTAGGGTATACACACCGTCAGACATAATTGGTTGGAATGAAACGTCTCCAGTTCTTTGGTCATACACCAAAGCAACGTCTGATTGACCATATCCGTAAGTTACGCGGAATCTGCGATCTTTAGATAAGTATGTGTTGTCTCCAATTTTGTTCCAGCCTTCTGGCATGGAACCATCTGGATCATTTTCGTTTTTGCCAGTAGATTCTGGCTTAGGCTCTTCTTCTGGAGTTTCTCGGTTTTGACTAGGAACAACTGCTTCTACAGCAGGTTTTTCTTCAGGAGTTAGATCCTGGTTATCTTTATCTCCGAAACGATCATCTTCATCTCCAGCAATCTTCTGTACGCCAGCCCAGTCTTGTGCAAAACCAATAGGGCTTTTATTTCCCTTAGCACGCTTTGAACCCCAAACAGTAATAACTGGCTTAGTCATGTCTAGGTTTTCAGTACCATCGGTGCCTACTATTTCTAGGCTATCGCCATACGCTTCTTTAGCTTTTTCTACAAAACTTTCAGTAACTTTATTAGGCTTATTTACCACAGAAGCGGTGTAGCCATCAGCTGAATCGTAGACTGCGTCAGAGTGAAGTTCATTACCGGTAAAAGTTGAACTAGTCGGAGTATACGGACTCTTTACCCAGCCTTCTGGCATATCAGCAACAACAAGATCTTTAATATCAACAATGTCGTTATCATTTGGAACCGCTTTTCCAACTGGAAGATCTTTAACTGCTTCGGCAGGTAGAATAGCTGCAACGGCTTCAAAAGCTGACGCTGGAATTTTGTAAAGTCCATTTTTTAAACCCGGAATATCTGTAATTTCAAAGTCTATGTAGCCACCATTTTCAGAGTAACCTGCAACTTTACCTGTAACGCTTCTAACGTCTCCTTTAGGAAAACGTACGTTTACTTTTCCACCGCCACCCATTTCGATCCATCGACCCTTAGAGTCACGGAGCTGACGCTTGGCACGAAGTGAACGCCAGAAGCTCGAGTTCTTACCTTTGAAAACATTCATTGCTGAGTGGTAAGCACTCTTTACTTTACTTAAGAGACCGGCTGTAAGAGGGCTAACAAGTACGTCAATTGGCAGACTTCCAGCTGGAAGAGCTAGTAGACGTGTGTATGCGTGTTGAAATTGTACGTCCATTGGGTGGGCACCGTAAACAGATGCAACTAGTGAACGAACTTCTTCATCTTCAATACGTGGATCTGCTGAGTACCAAGCACCACGTCGAGTACGAAACGTAATTGGATCAAGTGACAACTCAGCTGTAGAACTTGGGTGGTATTCAGGTAGTAGATCGGTGTTACGGTCTTGACCGTTAGGACGTGGGCCTTCTGTAGCCAAACTAAGGAAATGCGAAAGCTCACGAAGAACGTTGAAGTAACGTACGTCGGTAGTAAGATTTTCTGCTGCAGAAGCAGTGAGTGATCTCAATGCAACAGTTTCTAATTGCTGTTCGGTGACTCTACGAATCTCTTCAACTCGAGCATTCTGCTCTAGCGTGAAGTTAAAGATCAGCTCGGATACAGAGATATCCTCTGGCATCTCGACTGATAGCTGGTCATCAAACTGCTTAATTAGATTAATTTTCTTACTCACCGGAAAAATCTTTCTTACTACTTAGTTGGTAAAAGGTCTGCATCTTTGCTTTTATACAGATCGGTAACTAGCTTTACTGCACGATCGAAAGGAGGCTCAAACTCGTTGATTGCTCTCTTCCAGACAGCGCGTATTGCTGGAACTACTTCATACCCTAAACCTGAATATTCAGCTAGAGAGTAAATTGCATCTTCTGGACTGCTGTAGTCCATTTCAGATTTAATAGAGATGGCAAGATCTCTACTGGCAGCAATAGATGCAGTCAGGCCTTGACTAGTGTCTACTGTGCTGCAAGGGTGGCTAGTAGGTAGCAAATCATTGTCCTGCGTATAACGCGCATTTGATGGACGCTTATTTTCTACCAGAGATAGGAATGCTTGTACTCTAGCTTCTGCCCAAGTAGATAGTTCGGTGTCTGGCTTACCGCTAGCGGTGAAGGCACGAACACCTCGTCTATATACTGCACGCAAAGTCGCGATTGAGACAAGATCATCTAAATCTTTTCCAGCATTGTGCTCTTTGGTCCAACGTGAAAGTTGTTTTTCAGTTTCATTTGAAAAGGTAACTTTTTTAGTTAGGTAAGCATTGTCATTCTTTGCAGCGGAAACGTAAACAGGAGTTGCAGGCTGATCTACCACATCTTGCGATGCTGTTATAGGTAGGTCAGCCTCAGATTTTCCCAAGTCGCCCTGAGCTGTTGAATCAGCTCCAATGATTGTGCCTAGCTGCCATGCCCACTTGTTGTGCTGGTCATCGCGTTCAGCTAGGAAGTTTGCAATACCCTGCTCGTTAAGAGCATTGGCAATATCAAAAGCAGCTCTGATTACGCTGATAATGTAAGCATTTGCTTGGTAAAGAGATGCAGACATGTCAACTGGATCAGCTGAAACTGGAGTTGCTTGAATTCCTGTAAGAGATGCGTAGTCAGTTAGCAAGAATGGTGCATCAAATCCTAGTTTGCGAATGTTTTCTGCAAAAGGGTCGATTGCACCGTCTGCATCTTCATAGATTTCTGCAAACTTGTCGTGGAACTGTGGAAAGTTGATTCCACGTACGTTCCAGTGGTAGCCGTGTGATAGAAATTTGAAAGTTACTGTATCTGAGAGCAGAACAGCTAGCATCTGAGCAAGATCTTGCTTAGTAGCCGGGACTTCCTGAGTAATTGATAAATCCATTGGATTTTCTCCTTAGTTTATTGTTGAGGGGTTGTTGTTGGTTCGGCTAGCTGAATCGGTGGGGCCGCTTCTGCTGGTTGAGCCGCTTCAGGAGCGGCAGGGGCTGCTTCAGGTGCCCCTGTAGGGGCTTCTGCGCCCGGTTGGACGCCTTGAAGCATTTGAGAGACATCCTGAGGCATTGGAGCAACGCTGGAGGCCTGTTGAGCCTCTCTAGCCTTTGCCATCATCTCTGGTGCCACTGCCGAAAGCAAAGCTTCCGTCAATTCTGGTGTAATTACACCCTTTTCGACCAAAAGACGTAGTCCGAGCTCCGTTGGGCCAGGTGCATCTTGGTCGGTGAAGCCGTGTGCACGTCTCCATGTGTCGTAAGACACTGCCATCTTGTCAAAACCAGAGTCAGCATCCAATGCACGGTCATTACGGGTCGCTACAGCACTTGGATCGTACCAAATTACTACTCTTTCAACGTCTGCAGGGTTATAGCCGTTGGCTAGAAGGTAAGGACGTAGGTAAACAACAGTAAAAGCGTCTGCCATAAGCAACATTAGAGGTTCAATGTGTGCTTTGTAAAGACTTTCGTCAATTTGTACCGCATTTGAGTACTTTACGTTGGCTAGACCGGTAACAATGTCCTTAGGGACGTCGATTCCCTGCAAAATACGCTCCAAAACGCGGTCAGAACGCTCTGCAAGGGCTGGATCGAAGCTACGCTCGAACTTGAACTGCTTGATCTTGTCACCAAGGTCTGCTGGGCCACGAATAATTAGTGGAACTACCGCGCTGGCTGAATCTTCATCGCGAATCGGGGTTGTCATCGCGTCAATTAGCTGATCCTCGAACTCATCTTGCAATTCTTCGGGGGTTGGATCAGAATAAAGACCGTCAGCGTCCTCGTAAGGGTAGTTTGGGTCAGGTGTAGAGGCTACAGATAGGCCATCCGGTAGATAGAGCGCACCAGCGTTCAGACGGGAACGCGCCGTTGCACGGAATGTGCGGTTTAGAAGTAGCAATTCGGCACATAGATCAAGCATTCCCTTTAAACTGGAATCAGCTTCGTCAGAAAAACGTGGGTGAGCCCTCCAAATACGTCCAACGAACGCGTTTGGAGCAAGTTTGATAATATTTTTGTTGGTAGAAGACATTGGAGAGTTACCTTGATTGTAATCTCTACGTCCAGCAATCAAATAATTGCCTTTTCCGTCAACGCTGAGCTCGTCTACAGATCGGATATCCCAGGACTCTGGAACGTTTGAGCCAACACGGGCAGGAGACTGGACCAAATAGCATTCTCCGGTAACTGCAAGATTCAAAGCACAATCACGAAGAAGACCGGCCTGGCCTCCGTATGCTGAGTCTAAACGTGCAAGGGCACGTTCTGCAGCGGAAGCTAGGTCTGCTGAAAGATTGTCTGCTAAACGTACAGGAACTGGAGCTTCAGCAGGGTCTTGAATAACAGCTGCATAAAGACGGATACGAGAAACAACGCTAGAAACTAGGTTGAAAGCGTATTTGATCTCGCCAATTGCATCATAGTACTCCCAAGCGTCTGACTGCCAGCTAGAAGATGTTGAAGTTCTGCGACTACGGAAGCGTTCTGCTTCTCCACGGTCATTAAGTGGGACCTGAACTGCAGCTGCAGTAAGTGGACGTATAGAAGAGTATGGAGCTGACTGAACAGGGGCATAGTTAGGGTTTAGAAAAACTGAGTTAGACGGGAGACCAGTTGGGTTGGTAGTTGCACGCTGGTTGGCAGAGGTTGCTCGAATGCCTGGACGTGACTGTTTAGGATTTTTATCATCCTGGTTACGGCTAAAGATGCCCAAAATTTTCTCCTGTCATTAAGAGCGGAACGTTGCTATGGTTAAGCACGTGCGGCCAAGATTCCGACAACTGCAGACAGGGCAAAAGGTAATGCTCCGATTAAAGTTATCGTTGGTACTATTGTATATGAAATTGTGATTAGTGATGCAACCCAGACGCTTGTACACCAGTCGCAGGTAAAGAGGTAGCCTAGCCTTGTGGAAGGCGGAAATTTTTTCCAAATCCACTGTCTAGGAGCGTCAAAAATGACGTCGGTAGTAACTAGCCGAGTAAATCTAAAAGTGGCAAGGGCAAGAATGATGAACGTTAGGTATGGGTCATTAAGCAATTGGATCTCGATTCGAGGTTAGGGTTTTATATGGATTCCAAGAACGTAGACGTGATCCGCAACCGCAGTTAACGTCTTTCTTGTAGGCAAGCATTTTTCCAGATTCGGTGATTACGTATGAGTCTGTTTCTGGAGTTGCTGCCTTCTCAAAGAACGTATAACGTTCGTTGAAAACTATTTGCGGTCCTTCAGGAGCATCGGCTGCAATGGTGATGTTGGTGTCGGTAACAATAACTCGGGCAGTTTGAATGTAGTAGGTTCCGAGGTTGTTTGGGTGGGATATGAGTTGGTGAACGTCGGTAAAAACGTTCGGAGCGGCAAGGGCAACGTGAGCAGGGAAAACGTCGTGAAGTATTTGCATATTACAATCCTAGCTTAGAGATACGTTTTGAAATTGCACGGTGAGTAACTCCGGCTGCACGAGCAATATCGGCAATAGAGACGTCGATGGAACGTAGATCACGGATGATCTGATTCATAAGGGCGTTTGCGATTGCAGGTTTAGAGCCGCTTGGAGTACGGGATCGATACTGTTGGGCAACGGGAGCTAGGTTCTTGAGTTGCTCAGCTGTGATCGCAGGAACTCCGGGAGAAACGGGAGTTAGACGTTGGTAGCCGTTTTTAGGGGTCTTGTGATCGGGATTTGGAATGGGGACGTCGATCTGGTTGAACGTGTCGTTCTGGTCTACCCAAGCCTTGACAGTCGATCGACCTTTTGGAGGCGTGAAGGCATTCCCAATGGATGAGAGAGTCCATCCAGCGTGATAGAGCTGGTGCACTCTGGAAAGTAGTCGACGTCGGTCCAGTTTATTGAGGAGGTCGACTTCGGATTGAGGGAGAGGGAGATCTCTTGCTAAACGTCTAGTCATGGATCTAGTGTATCATCTTTTCGTCCTAAGTTTACGTACTTTATTTAAAAATGATACCTTTACTTTTTTTGACTTTGGCCTGCGATCTGGCAGTAGGTATATTTCGTCTTGTCCAAAATTGTTTCCAGCTTCGAACATCTGTTCGAAAAAAAGATCTTTTTTCGTTATCAAGTTGTTATCTAAATTAGGGGGTTCTAATTTGCTATCTACCTAAAAACTGATACTCTTTTATTAGTTAGGTAATTGCCTAATGTCCAAAAAAATGAAAGGCTCCAAAATGTTCTCTACTAAGTCTAAGAACTCAGTTTCACCTATCACCTGCTCAGTTGCTAACTGCCTAGACAACAGGTTCATCTCTGGCTTGTGTTTCGCTCACCACTCAGGCAACCTAACCCCTGCCAACTCTCAGTTCAAGTGTGGATTGTCTGCCTGTGAGCGTTCTAAAGTGTCTGCTGAAGCGTTCTGTGACAGACACTTGGAGCAGGGTGTTCCTGCCTGCTTCGATTGCTGTTCTGGCGCTGTGCCTTGTGCCTGTGATTAGGCAACAAGCCTAACCCTGACTAAGCCCCCCTAGCAATAGGGGGGTTTAGTTTTGCCCTGTGCCTGTGAGCCTAAGCCTGTCTGCCTGTAAGCCTGTCCCTGTCCCTGTGAGCCTGTGAGCCTGTGAGCCTGTGAGCCTGTGCCTGTGCCTGTCCCTGTCCCTGTGAGCCTGTGAGCCTGTGAGCCTGTGAGCCTGTGAGCCTGTGAGCCTGTGAGCCTGTGAGCCTGTGCCTATCCGCATAAGCCCTAACCGCATAAGCCCTAGCCCTGTCTAGCCTGTGAGCCTGAGCCCTAGCCCTGTCTAAGCCTAAGCCTGAGCCTGAGCCTGAGCCTGTCTAATTCGGCATTAGGTTCGGCAGTTTTGATCAAAAAGCTTTACCAAAAAGTTATCAAATAAACTTGACATACTAACCGCATAAGACTAAGTTAGTAAGTAGTTAGGTAAGTTGCCTAACTATCCAAAAATGAAAGGCTCCAAAAAATGAAGGCTCTACTAATTGTTGCTCTAACCCTAGTTCTCTCCATTGTAGTTGTAGCAATGCTACCTCTTGCCCCTGTTGCTCACCAAATTTTAGTTGCTATGCTAGGCGGTAATGCTCTTATGGCTCTAGGGTTTGCCTTGCTAGTAAATAGCGAAAATAGATAACTAAATAAAGATAGCCCCCCTAGCAATAGGGGGGTTATTTTTTTGCCTTGCCTAGCCTTGCCTTGCCTTGCCTTGCCTTGCTTTGCCTTGCCCCCTGTCCTAGCCTTGCCTAAGCCCTACCCCCTGCCTTGCCTTAGTTGCTAAAACTAGAATTTAGGTTGTTATCTAAATGTTATGAAACACACTTGACAGGCTCACCGCATTAGATTAGTCTGGACTTAGTTAGGTAAAGTGCCTAACTAAATAAATGATAAGGACTAAAAAATGAGCAGAGAAGTTAGAACCTCAGTTGTAGTAGTAAGAAGATTACTAGCAGGGATAGTTATCACCCCTGCCATAGCAGGTGCCTATGTCTTAGGCTATGGGTTGCTAGTAGCCTATGGAGCAGGACAGTCATCAACTATGAATGAAATAATTAGCAACGGCTTGCTATTCGGTGGAATGTTTAGCCTAGTGTTTGCCTTAGCTCCAATACTAGACAAGTAAGCGTTAGGTTAGTCCCCTTGCTCTAATAGGCAGGGGGACTAATCTCTCCCCCAAAAGTCTAAGGTTTTACTTTCATTTATCCTTAGACACTAAGCCCCTTAGCCTTACTAGGCTAGGGGGTTTAGTTTATCTAAGCCTAAAGATTGATCGGCTACTCTTGCTGCCTACATCTATCTTTCGGCTGCCCATAGACTTAGCAGTTATCTTGCCCCCTGTAAAGCCTGAAGGTGGCTTGATAAGTAGAGCAGTCATAGCATGAACAAGAGCATCAACTCTGTCAGGGGACTTGCCCTCACCTGGAATCCAAGAATACATTTGACTCTCTAAGTCTGCCAAGAATCCAACATGGTGAACTCTGCCTTGCTCATAGGCAAGGGTAACTGGCTCAGCTCTAAGAGCCTTACCGTATTTGCTATGAACCTCAAGGACTACAATGTTAGGGTCAATAGTGTGAATAGCATTCTTCACTAAGGCTCCACCTTGATTCACCTCAGCGACAACAGGGCAGCCCCACTTGCGAGCCATCTCAACGACCTTCTGTGCCCAAACTGTAGGTGAGCCTAATACGCTTGCATCCTCAAGTACCCAAGCTTGACGCTTATAAAGATCTCTTTCAGAACTAGAAGCGCATACAACGATACCGCATTCATCTCTAGGGTTTTCAGCAACGCTAGGGTCAACTCCAATGATTCTTAGAGGAGTACCTAAAGGCATACCAGCTTGTCTACCTAAGTCGATAAGCTCTGATGTCCACAATGCTCCCTCAACGTCATCAAGCATCTCTCCATAGATTTCTTGCTGAGCTAAACGAGTACCCGCATAGACTCCTGTAATAGCATCAAGATAAGCACCGGATAGGTTACCTGAGTTGTCAAGAGTAGATCCTTTAGTGATCACTACACGACCGGTCTTGCTCTCTTCAATTAGTTTATAGAGTAGAGGTACACGCTTAGGTGTAGTAGTTACTATGATCTTAGGCTGAGCTCCTAGACGAGTACCAACACGAAGGTTATCAAAAGCAGTCATACCTGCTGCATCAGGAGTCTGTCTCCAGGCAGCGATCTCATCACCCCAGGCATGAGTAAACTGAGGACCACGCAAAGAGTCAGGTTCATCAGCAGTAAAGCAGGTAGCCGTATTACCATTAGGCCAAGTAAGTCTTCTCTTAGAGGGTTCATACAAAGGTCTCTCGCTAGGTGGAGTGACATTCATAATGCCAGACTCACCTTCAACGATTACATCTCGCACGTCAGCTGCAGTACGAGCAACTAGAGCAAAGCGTCTTTGTCCTGTAGTTGTGTGCTTAGCTTCTTCACGAACCCACTCGGCTGCTGTCCTAGTCTTACCAGCACCACGACCGGCTATATAAGCCCAAATGTTCCAGTCACCTTCAGGTGCTTGCTGCTCTGGTCTACCCCAGACTGACCAGTCCCACATAAGTGAGTCTGCATCCATACCGGATAGTACTTTAGCCTGTTCTTCAGGGGGAAGCATTGCGATCTGCTCCATGATACTTTTAGCCATTTAGTCTCCTACCTCCATGATAGTAGAAACGGCCCCGCATTAGCAGGACCGCCTCTGAAATGTATAGCTTAACCAAGCACAATACGAACGTTCGGGTCACCCTCGAACAGTGCAGTGAAAGTATCTGCATTCATAAGGCCATCGCCAACAATGTTGTTATTAGCCTGGAATACAGCCACTGCTTGCTTAGTAAGATCACCATAGTAACCGGCTTTAACTAGGCCATCTTGCAACAGCTCTAGCTCAATGAGCCTACGCTGAACGTGATAGACAGTTAGTGATCTACGGTTAGCATCATTCTTGTATACGCAAGAGGATAGCACCACGTCATCTACTACGCCTGTTCCAACTACAGCTGGGCCAGCAGGGGTAGGCAAGTAGTTCTCGATGTCTTCTCTAGTTACCGCAACTGGTGCAGCATACTTAGTATCCTCGACTACAGCTACAGGTTCAACTACAGGTTCAACTACAGGTTCAACTGTAGGCTCAACCGCATCTTCTACTACTAGTTCTGCAACAATCTCTGGCTCTTCAACCACTGCTGCTACTTCTTCAACTACGACTTCTTCAGCCGCATCTGTTTCTTTCTTTGCCATAAGGCCTCCTTTGTAAGATTAGATCTCTATTATACCCGCTGAGCAAGCAGGGCC